GAAAAAGGCCCGTGACAATTCAACCGTTAAGCGATTGATGACCATTGGTGCCATTGAAGAAGTAAGGGAACAGCCGACTGTGGAAACTATTCCTCATGATGTGCAAACCCTTGCTAATCTCCCCATCATTGAAGCCTCTCGGACCATTGAAGTAATTCATGACCTAGATCAACTGGCGTCATGGAAGAAAATCGAAGGCCGCGTGAGGGTTCGTAATGCCATCGTAAAACGTCAAGAAGCAATTAAGGCAGGAAGGGCTTGACCATGACTGTTACTTATGCAACTTTCCTTGATCGTTTCCCTGAATTTACGCCCCATCCATCGGGAATCGTAAACGGGGCAATCACTGAAGCTACAGCGGATGCCAGTGAAGATGTTTTTGGAGATCAAACTGATCGTGCCGTAAAGCATCTCGCTGCACATATCATTGCCATTCAACTTGCACAAATGGGCATTCAAATTGGTGCCACAGAAGGCAAGGTATATGGCAAGGGACTTGAGGCCACACAATATGGCCAAGAGTTCAAACGAATGACTGAAACCGTCGCTGGTTCTTTCACCATTGGTTTTGTTGCATGACGAACGTCCTCTTACCTTTAGCTAATGCCACGCTTTCGTGGTCAGTGGCTTCTGGTTACGTCGTTGACTCAGGCACTGGCAATTACATTCCTGCTTCTACTGGCGTGACATACTACGCCACATTGAAGCAGAAGCGTAATCCACAGTACGATTATCTGCTTGGTGCTGATAATACGGCTGTGTACATGGAAGGACGCTTAACGGGGCCTTTAGCCCTCTCTGGCGTCACTCCTGGTAGTTCTGCTACTGCCACCATCAATGGAAGAGAAGGACGGTTTGAGCTATTGCCTAATGAACAAATTGCTGAACACTATTGGCAGTTCCTAGGCGCACCGATCAGAGGCATCTTTAGACTGGTTGGTAAAGGAAGCGTACAAAACGTTTGACGCTTAACCACTTTCTCTTTTCCCATTGCTGAGGCAATCTCATGCTCTACCACCCCACAGAACTGGTTAAGAGCCAAGACGTCATTGTACGTGTTGGTTCTATCGCTGGCGCTGCTCGTCCAGTTATTTCTCAAAGTGGCGCCACCTTTACGGTGAGCGGCGCTCCTACTCTTTATACGCTGCAAGCAGCCACCACGGCTTCTGTAGCTTTCAACGATGGCAACACAGAATTCTACCTGCTTGGCGGCGGTGGTTTCTCTGATAGCGTGATCGTCACCAGTGCAGCCACTGCTTCCGTTACTTCCTACTTCCAAAAGGATGTTGATGGTACGGTGTTTGTTCCTAACAGCTTTGACGAAGCTTTCCAAGTGATTGCTGAGGCTCGCTACAACAAGAGCGCTGAAGTCTACGTTGAGATTAATAAGCAACTCGGCGTTAGTGGCACCACTTATTACTATGACCGAGTGGCTTATGTGGCTTGCGTTATGAACTACAACGAGAGCTATCCTGCTGATAACCTTGTTGAATGCACCTTCGACCTTATGAGCCGTGGTCGCATTGGCATCCACCAGAATGCTACCAACACTGGCAGCATCATCCCGACTGCTCCTAACTGAGCCTTCGTTTCGTCGTTTTCTGTTAGCCTCTCCTTACGGGGAGGCTTTTTTATTGTGAACATTACTCAGCTTCGGGAGACCATTGTTGAACTACTTTCAGGGGCGCCTAATTTAATTGGCTCTTATACTTTCCCAAATGGCACGAGCATTCCTGCCGTGTACGTGGTGGGCCAGAAAAGCGTGCCGACGGAATGGAAGGTGACGGGCTTAGAGGTGACGATGCGGCAGTACCCTGAGTTGGTGACAGGGGCTGGCGTGGGTGTTGTCAAAGTGCTTCAACAATGGGAAGTGATGATTGTTCAGTACAACCCTGATGGGAAAGAAATTTCAGAAGCAATGGACAGAATGGTAAGGCGCTTTCCTGATGCTGCTTTGCGATTTACGCCTGGTGATGACATTGCTTATGAGCGCTGCAGATTTATTATTCCTGATATGACCATTCGTCGTCTTTACCCTGGTCCTTAACCATGGCAGTTGTTAGCGCAAAGATTATTGGCATAGAGCGCATTGAAAAAGCTATTCTCCAGGCTTTTGAGGACTGGACCAAAGAGGAGATCAATGGAAAGCATTGGGACTCGCAATTTGGAGATAAAAAATGGGAATACGAGGCTGTGACTTTCAGGAAGAATAGGGAAACAGTGGGACCGGAGCTTCGCGACATTTATGACTTGGGCAAGCTTTATGAAAGTGGAATTAAAAGCTACAATTTTACAGCGGGAACAGGCGGGGCCGAAGCGAATTGGCACTGGGATGCCAAGAACAACGCAAAAGCTCCAAAAGAATACGCAGAATATGTCCATGAAGGCACAGGAAGCAATATCAGAGGGCGCCCATTCACGGACCAAGTGTCCGATGCAAAGTTTACTTTCATGAGCGATGTTGGCTTAAATTTACTGGATAGAGTGCAAGCAAAATTAACGGCTCTCAATGCAAATTGATTATCTATGGAGCAAAGACGGACGATGCCATGCCATTAACTGTCACTACGAAGGCGCCAGCATCGAAACCGGCATCCTCTGCCTTATGGCATTCCCAGAAGAGACTATTAGAATTGCAAACGAAGATCACTCTTTTCTCGTTGAAGTGCCGAAGGAATTTCGTTCACAAAGCGAAAGGGTAAAGGTATTCAACGCCATCTTGAACGTTCTCGATCATGAGCAAGTATAGTTTCCTCCTCCAAAGCGAAGAGCCAGAGTTTTTTGAACTTACGCCTAAAGTGCGTTTGCGTAAGCATGGCGGCTGGCTTGTTGCAGAAGGTATTGAACAAGAAGAGCTAAGCAAGGCGCAAAGTCAAGCCACTATTCGCGCAGTGCAACTAGCTAAGCGCATCGCTACGGCCAAAGACATTCCCCTTGATGAGGCATTCGCCTTGCTACAAGGTGGTGCTGACATGAGTGAAATGGAGCTTCTCAGCGACTTCACTGAAGAAACTCTTGGCATGATCAACAGTGGCGGTAGCGTTGAAACTGGCAATGCACGCATGGTCACTGTATTCATTCGTTGCCGTGGCGAAGGGCTTATTGGCGAAGAATGGTTGCCCCTTGATGACTGGTCCATTGAAGACACTAAGACCATGGGTCGGCGAGTAATTGCCAAGGGCATGGAATTCATCATGAGCGAGCAGGAAGCTGAGGCGAAGGAAGCAGGACAAGCAAAAAAAGCACCCCGCCGGACGAAGGAAGCGTTGCCGAACGACTAGAGAAACAAGCCCGGCAGTTTCTTAAGAGCTTGACAAAATGGGATGAGATTTATTTTCGCCTTAATGCGTCAGACTTAAAAGATAGACGATGGGAAGGAAGTAGTTTCGGCAAACAGCGCGTGCAGGATGTGGTGACTGCATTGAAGTGGCTAGAAAAGCATGACATTACAAAATACAACATCAATAGCATTTCCACTGCAAAGCTTGGAACTGTAGTAGTGGGAGCACTTGGCGGCAAGAAAGCCAGGGTTTCCGTGGACGATTTTCTGCCGTTTGATACTAAGAAAATCAAAAAAGAGAATGGGCTGTCTGATGAAAGCTTGGCAGTATTGCAGCGTTTAATGCGTTCCAGGAAGATGGATGGACGAGTTATTGCCTTGCTTGTTGATGAATTAAAGAGTGCCTCATCGCGTGAACAATCCAGCGAGTAGCTACACTACGAACAATAGGAATACTGTGCGAATATGGCTGAGCTAAAGCTTAGGGTATCTCTAGACACAAGCTACTTGAAAGGCCAAATTTCGCGCCTTCCATTGGAATTTGCTGGAGCGAATGTTTCTATTCGTCCTAAGTTTGACAGACAGGCTATTGTTAGCGAATTTCGACTGTTAAATCGTTATATTGGTGGCAAAAAATTTAACATTGTAATCAATACAAATCTAGAAGCAGAAATTAAGGCTGCAGATAGGCTCGTAGCGGCATTGGGAAGAGTGCAGCAAGCCGCTGGCGGCGCAAAGGGTGGACTGCCAATTGGAACGCAAGTATTAAGTCGCACGAAGACAAAGGGGGGATTTGCCGCCGCTGAAATTAAGGCGCTTTTCGGAGCTGCAGTACAAGGGGGGCTTATAGATGACAAAACGCTAGCCGCCACTAGGGCTCAGATGGTGGCAGCACTCGGAAGCATTGGCAAAGACTCTATAGCCGGCTTGCTTAATGGATTAAAAAGTGGTGATGCGGATATACAGGCAGCAGCTCAAATGCTGGGCAGCAATTTAATAACTTCGTTTAAGACTGTTCTTGGTATTGCTAGTCCGTCAAAGGAATTCAAAAAGCTGGGCGAAGCTGCCGGACAGGGCTTTGAACAAGGCTTGCTGAAATCTATAGAGATTGCAGAGCAGTCTGCTACGCGCAAGATGCAGCGAATGCTGGATCGTCTGGCACGAATGGCGCTAATCATGAGCGGCATGAGTGGCCCTGAAATCGGCAGACAAATTGCCCAAGCGAGGGGACTGCCTTCGTTGAATTTTAGTGCCACTACGCCACGTGCGTCTATTGGTATTGGTCCATCTTCTAGCGGCAGAATGCTGCCTGCAGCGCCATCTCGCACTGCCATTGCCGGAACACCCGCCCCTGCAGGGCTGCTTCCTCCTCTTAGTTCCGCAGGGCGCAGTAAGGCAATTATTGAAGCCTTGATAGCAAGCACTGGCCCGCGACTGCTGCCTTCCGGCGGTGGCGACAATAGCCTTGGAAAACTGGCCGCACCTAGGCAGACAAAGGATGCAGTAGATGCCATTTTGCGTAACTATTTCAAAGTAGTAGAGGCACAAGTAAGAGAAGTATTCAGCGCCCCACCCATCAAAAAAGAGTCATTAAATATATTTGACCATCTCAATACGGAGCAATATTTTAATTATTTAGCGCAAGCACGTGTAAACGCAGAAAATGCAATAAAACAATCAATCGAAGAAGCAAAGCAAGTTACCAGGCGAAACCAAATCAAGGACGCCGCTCAAAGTTTTCTTAGAGCACTGGAAGAAACTGTTCGCAACGCAGAGCGGAGTGTATTCGTTCAATCTCGCATTGCAGCGAATCAATCTTACGTACAAAAAGCTAATATTCGAGAAATTGGTCAACCATTGCTGGGAGGAAGGCAAGTCGTTGCCCCCAAGATGCTTTCCGCTGCAACGGGATTTTATCGCGGGGCTGCGGTTCCTCCTCCTCTACCAGAGACTCAGACACAATTATTTGCGCGACGAGAACGCGAAGCTCGTATGCGTTCGGTGTTAAGAGGCGTCGACGTGATGGGGGAAACCCCTACTCGCGCACCGGCTCGCTATAGCTACGCCAATCGACCTGCAATGCCGCGACGCCCGACCAGTGCAATAGTACCTTATGAGGCGGGAGGCGCACTTGTGCCAAGTGGCGGCGGCGGCAAGCCCCCTGGAGGCGGCGCTTACGGTGGCCCTGGTAACTTTGCACGAAGAGGCGGCGGCCCCGGTGGTGACTTCAACATGCCGAAGTTGCCAGGCGCAGGATTGGTGCGTGAAATTGGCCAGGAATTTGTTTTTGCTACCAAGCAGGTATTGTTATTTGGCAGTGCATATAAAGCATTGGCATTCTTACAAAGCTTTCCCACTCAAGTGGGAGCAGCCGTTGGCGCACTGCAAAGCTTTAGAAATACGCTGAATGCAATTTCACCTACCGCTGCTGATGCCGCCGCGTCAAATCAGCTAATTATTGACACTGTAGATAAATACAACATTCCAATTCAATCGGCTCGTGATGGTTTTACCAAGCTCTATGCGTCCATGAAGCCGGCGGGATTCAGCGGAAATCAAATTGGTGATTTGTTTCTTGGTATCAGCAAAGCGTCAGCCACTCTTGGCCTAAGCAGCGACAAAGTTGATCGAGTGACTTATGCCTTCTCTCAGATGGCGAGCAAAGGACAGTTAATGTCGGAAGAGGTGAGTGGACAACTAGGCGATGTTATTCCTGGGGCTTTGTCAATCATGGCAGAAGCCGCAAATATGGATATAAAAACCTTTAAGAAGGCCATGGAAGATGGCGTATTTGTAGGCAAAGAGTTTGAAGCGGTAATGAGCAATGTGCCTATTGTTCTAGAAAAACGCTTCGGGAAGGGCGCAGAAGGGGCGGCTAAGACTTTCCAGGGGGCGATCAATAATATGCAAACGTCATTGACTTTGTTTTACGAAGCATTTGAGCCTGTAGCTGTTGGCTTCTTAGATGCCGTCGTCAAGCCAATAAGTGCCGGGTTACAAACTCTTACCGATGGCTTCAACGCCTTCTTCACAGGACAAGCCGCGCAAACAGCAGGCGGCAATGCGTTTGCTGAACAATTAAATAACCTTAGACCTTCTTTTGAAGGAATACGCACAAATTTAGCGGCCTTAATTCCATCGCTTCAGACCTTCGGAAAATTGCTACTTAGCGTTGCACAGTTCTTGGCGTCAGTTGCTGGAAATCCTATTACCGGCTTCCTCTTAAAGGTATATGCAAACGTACTTTTGGTAAATACTGCATTTACTTTATTGGGTGGCAGGATTCTCTTGGGACTAATTGCTAATATCAACGCAGCTATTATTCGCTTTGTTGCATTTGGATATGCAATTAATGCCGTAGGAATTCAAACAACAGGAGCGAATACGGCGCTTGCTGGTACTCAGTTGCAAATGATGCTCCTTCAACGGAACGCTGGAGCGGCACTCGCGCCTGTTAATGCGTTGCTTGGCTCTTTGGCGAGAATAGCAGCAATCGGCACCATAGCCGTAGTGCTGACCATTGCTATAAGCAACATGAATGAACTTCGTGATGCAGAAGCGAGACTTAACCGCTTAAGAGGTGCAAGGGCGGAATCGGTGGTGGGGCCTACAGGGCCTAGACCAGTACAGACAGCACAAGCTCGTTTTGCTGGCGCAAGCCGTGAGACGATTGAAGAAGCCAGGGGGAAGCAAACTAAATATTTAACGGATCTTACACTTAAGAGACAAGCACTGGAAAGAAAGCTGCAGACGGCTCAAGGGGAACATTTGGCCGCCATGGCGGATGCAAATAGCGCTTCAATTGTAACGGCTGGCAATAGATTAAGCGTCGCACAGGCAAACTTTAATTCTATAAATGAGGACATTAAGGATGCACAAGAAGTGCTTAGGCTAGACCCAAGGAATTACAGGCGACAAGCGGAGATAGACAGGGTTTCCACTCCTGGAATGTCAGCCACTTCAAGCGGAGGAGGCGGCGGCGCAAAGCCCAACAAAGAGAAAGAGCGCGAAAGCCAAGTGCCGATGCTTAAGCTTGAGCTGCAATATCAGAAAGAATTATTGCCATTGGAATCGGAGATCAACAGGGCAAGATTGTTGGATAACAACTTGAGCGTTATTCGCTTGGAAAACGAAAAAAATATGCTTGACTTGAAATATGAAGCATCGCGAATAAATCTAGAAGACATTCCGGTCGCAGAAAAAAGGTTGAAAATAGAAACCCTTCAAGCCAAGGGGCAAATGGCTGCATTAAAAACTCGATATGACGTAGAGTTTGAAATTGCAAAAATACTGGAAGAACACGATAAGACCCTGGAAAATATGGAAGAAAAAAGCAATCTTGAGCTTCTTAACAGAAAAAGTTATATCGAACTTTTGCTAAATGGGATTAAACCTGCGCACGCAAAAATTACCATTGAGGTGGAAAATGAAATCGCTGCATTGACAAAATCGCTGGAATTAAGAAGGTTAAATCTAGAACAGGAAATCAAGCTGCTGCAAGCTAAAAAAGCGGGTGGCGGAAAAATAGACGAAGACCGCCTAACTGATCTACAGACAGGATTGGGAAGAACTACACAAAGACTTGCAGATCTTCCAGCGTTTGGCACTGGCGAGACTGCGCGGCGATTGGCGATTGCAGATGCACCAAAGTTAAGCCAAGAGTACACAGCAGAAGGTTTGGAGGCCACACAGGACAGACTTAAAGAGCTTACCAACACTGGATATCAAGTGGTGCAAGCTGCTAATGCCATTGGAGACGCATTTGGAGAAGCATTCAAAGGCGCTGTCACCGGCAGTATGACTGCGCGAGAGGCTCTTGCGGGTTTCTTCCAGGGTGTTGCCGATTCCTTCGCAGACATGGTTGCGCAAATGATCACTGAATGGTTAAAGGCTCAGTTGATTAAAGGATTTATGAGCCTATTTCCTGGCGGCAGTGCGCTGGCAAGCGGATTTAGCGGCTCAGCGGCTGGCCTTGGTGGGTCGTTTGACGCTGGCATTCCAGCTATAGGGAATACGACTGACTTTAGCGGCGCCTTCAAATTCGCTAACGGAGGCATTGCTCCTGGCGGCTTCACTGCATTTGCCAACGGAGGCATCGTCACAGGCCCCACCCTGGGCCTTGTAGGCGAAGGCCGCTACAACGAGGCAGTGATTCCCCTTCCAGACGGCAAGAGCATCCCCGTGCAGCTCTCAGGGGGCGATGGCGGCAATCAAATTAATAGCAACATCACCGTCAACGTAAGTAATGGCCAAGCGCAAAGCAATGCCACGGGCTCTAACTCTTCAGAATTAGGGCGTAAAATTGAAGGAGCAGTAAAACAAGTAATTGTTGGTGAACTTCGTCCTGGCGGGCTTCTTGCTTCTCGCTAATTCCTTATGACTCAGCCCACATTTGCCATACCTTGTGAATACGGACTGACTGTCCAGCGTGGTTCGCGCATTGAAAAAGTGCAGTTTGGCGATGGCTACGAGCAGACTCGCCCTGATGGCATTAACAATGACATTCGGCAGTATTCCATTGAGACAGTCCCCATCCCTGATTCCACTGCCATTGCTCTTGATAGTCAACTGGCGGCGCTTAATGGAGACTTCTTTTATAGTCAGTTCTTCATGGACAATGCAATGTATAAATATCGTCTAGAGCCAAATCAATGGCAATGGCGAACAGTGGGACCAAACAG